TTAAGAAATGTTTTTGGTATTCCTTGCTGGTAAGCACCTTTTGGCATAACGGACATAATTCCAATGATATATCCATGCTCTTCACAAAAATATGTACCATATTTTCCAGTTGATACTGCTACTCCATGACCTGCCATATTACCCTGTGGCAATCCTGAGTTTTCTCCAGTTGTATTTAATACTTCACTAATAACTACTGGTGTTTTTACTCCAGTAATATATTCTGGGCGTTGCAAACGCTTATCTGAACTTCTTACACCAAAATGCATAAGAATATTCTCAATATAACGAGTACCGCCACGAGCGTTTTTCTCTAACCATTCTTGTAATCTAAATGCACGGCGTAAATCATTAATTGTAGTAGCTCCTACATCTAAACCTTCTGTTTCTGCCCATAAAGTGTCGGGTGGAATATTTGGTTGGTTTACGTTTACACCGTCTACTGTAATGTTAATAGGTGCTCCTGTTAATGTAACATCATTTGCTCTATATACATTTACTGGCACATTATCCTCAATCTGTCCAATAGGTATATCTACTGCTGTTCCTTTTTGTGCAAATGGTAATGAAGCAGTAAAATAGTCATGCTCCCACGCACGGTTACGCATTCTAAACCATTTATTTGCATCTGGCCAACCATTTGTTGAATTTGAACCATCTTTTAACTTATAATCAACTTCAGGAATTAAATTCTGGTCCCTATAATATTCATTATATATAGCTTGATATGCTGCAAATGGTAAAGCATTTATATTTACTGTAGGTGTTCCATTTGCTGGAGAAGGTATACCCATATAATCAGCAAACTTTGCTAAATTAGTTTGCCAATTAGATACATATTGTGGTTGTAAAAGATTTGATTCAATATATGGTAATACATGTTGACTATTTGCATCTACAATAAATTTTTCCCAATTATCCCATACAATACGATTTGGTACAAAAAAATAATGTACCGATACATCCATACGATGCATTACTGGAGCAGTAAGTGGTGCAAATCTAATAAGTGAATCACATCCTAATTGAAATGTGTCACCAGGTACACACTCATTTACTAAAACAGGAATAAGGTTTCCCATTTTACCTGATAATTTAACATCATGTGTTAAATCAAATACGTTTTTCTTCGGTTTTTGTACTTGTACCGAATTAAAAATGTTTGGTTTTGCCATTTTTTATTGGTTTTAAGGGTTTTTTATTATAAACGAATACCTCCTCGAGAAACATAATATGTTCGGAGTTTTCGGGATTTTCCACGTGAACGCTGACGGCGGTTTCTTTTAGAATACATTCTGCGTCTCATAATTGATTGTTTTTTAATTGTTTATAATTGTATTTAACATAACGCTTTTCCTATAATTTATATTAAATTAAATATCAAATGTTTATTCGTCATTACCTAATCTTTTTGTATAATTTTTTTTCCACATATGTGCGTAGATATCCCCTACCCTATCGGGTAGGGGTGTTGTTTTTACTATTTTTTCCAAATATTATTCCACCAATTCTTTAATTGATCAAATGGCTTATCTATCGCTTGACCTAAAATTCTCATATACATAGGATCATTTGGATTGATACCTTTTTCTCTTAAATCAATTTCCAGTTGTTGTAATATTCCTTGTCTTTCTTTGTTCCTTGTATCTTGTTGTATATTATATCTTTCTGTAATACTTTTTGCTGTCTGTGCCCTAATTGCATCTATTTCTGCTACTGCTTTGTTAAAATTAGGTTGGCGCATTAATACTTCTGTAGTAATACCTTGAGTTACTTTTTCTGTTTCAGTAAGTGTTTTATTTATATTAGCTTCAGCTTGTTTATTTGCTAATTCTGCAGCTTTTACTACATACAATTGAGTTCTTTCAGCTTGTTGTAATGTAAATTTTTCTTTTGCTGTTCTTTGTACACTTTCTGCAGTTTGCGCAGCTTTTAGTAAAGCTTCCTGATTTGCTACTTGTAAAGCTGCTTTCAAATTGTCAGTTTGCGCTTGCTTAATTTGAAAATCATTATATGTTGCTAAAGCATTTTGTGCAACTCTTCCTAAATCTATATTTGGCACTTGTGGATTCCAACTTCCAGTATCTGATGATCTAATAGTAGGGGAATTAGTCATTTGTCCATATATCAAATTAGGGTTAAGTCCAGCTTCTTTAAATCTTTGCATTTGTTGTTGTGGACTATTATATAAATTTTGTCTTTCCCAATCAGATAATGCATCTTGCCTTTGCCTTGCATACATCTGTTCTTGCCATTCTCTGGTCTTTTTATTCATACTGCCTGTCTGTGCGGCATTGATTCCGGTTCCAGCTAGTCCTGCTGCTGCTCCAATTAATACGGGTGCTAAAGGGCCTGGCATAGTTTTAATTTTTAAGTTTTTTATTTATTACTTTTTTACACTACGTCTAAATCGTCGGTTTTGCTTTTTCGTTGCTTTCGTGCCTTCGCTACTCAATCGCTTTTTCCTCCTTTTTTGACTTTTAGTGTCAATAAGCACTAATATATCAAGAGTGTATTAGTGCTTATTGCGTTGCTTGCGCGCTTCGCTTGCTTTGCGATTTTCTCGCTTATTATTAAAAATAATAAGCTCAAAATCACCGTTTTTAGGTAATTTTTACACATTTTCTTCCTTTTCTTCGTTAATATCTGTTATTTCTGTACGCTTTTTTGACTTTTTCTCGGCTACTACCTTTTTAACTCGTTCTTCTATCTGTTTTAACTCTTCACGAGCTTTTTCGGCTAATTCTTCGCGTTCTGCTAAATCAAGCGTCTCTGGATCTACTTCATAACCTTCTTCACCTTCCCAAATAGGTGTTCTTGCTCCTTCTAGTGGCAATCCTTTTGCATATCTAATAAGTAATTCCCTTAATGTCATTGACTGGTCAGGAATAGTCATACTAGGTTGATTGTTTTCTTGTCCTTTTGTCTCAAACGTATGTGCGTTTTGAGAATTTTTAATTACTTTTTCCATTTTTAAAGTTTTTGTCTTTGTTTAGATTTTTTAGCCATTCTACGAAACTCGTTAATGTGGCGTTCAGCCAACTTACCATTGAAATTATCCTCACCAATACTCTGAATAAGATTGTCAGCCCATTCTTCGCTAACTTTTTGCATGTGGACACTAATGCGAAATTTTTCACCATCTTTATACAATTTGTCTTTATAATACCTGGGCATGGATGCCTTTTTTCCATCTTTTAATGGTAAATAACATCTTTCTTCAATTTGCCTTTTGTGCCACTTTATAGTTCTTTCATTTAAATAATTTGCTCCTAATCCTTTACTCATGACTGAAAATTCTTTGGCTCTATCATCTCCATTGAAGGTCGGGATTCGTTTTTCTTTCGAAATATATTTAAGTGTGTATCCAATACTGGCATCACAAACATCGCCAAAATGAACGTGACCAATATCCACACTATCAATACGCCAAGCAGCCTCAACGATTCCATGATTAGCATTAAACAGAATAATATGGTAGTGGGGGCGTTCACTTTTATCCCCATATTCGCCAACCGCGTAATAAGATATTTTCTCATTAGTTAGCTTTCTCAATCGTTTAAAGAACTTTTGCAAATCTGCTTTCACTAACGTCTGTAACCCACTTTTTGTCTTGGGTACTTTTTCCTCGTTGTAAGTAAGAGTTACAAAGAGAGCAGAATTGCTCTGCTCTCCGTGTTTTACTAACCTGAAACTCCATCCTGAAACCCTTCTCCTTAAACAAGGTGGACATTTCCCACAAGGAAACGGAACGTAACCAGTAGTGACTCCGTTTACGATTTCCAATTTCTTGTAAAATGGTGTAATACATCTTGTTGACATTAGAACGTTGGTGTACCGAATTTAGGCATAGGTCGTACTGCACGTATCTTGTTTAATACATGACAATACAAATAATCTTCTTCGCTCTGTACTGCGAAAATCCTATCACATTGTTCGGGTGTACATTCAATAAATGTTTGGTTAAGTGCTGGCTGGTTTGCAAATATTCTTCCCAAATGCCAATAATCTAGTGTTGTTCTAAAATCGCCAGCCACACGACTAGGACTAAACTTATATTCAGCATAACGAGGAACATAACCAAATGTCTCATTTCCTGTTGCGGTATATGCATAAATCTCATTATTTGTTACTGGTTGCTCTCCAATATGTGCAAATGAAGGCCAAAAGAAATCAAGAGGATCATTTTTGAGATATGTTTTTGGAATTCCTTGCTGGTA